GTCATGAGATCGCCAACCTCTTTCTTGACGTGTTCAGCGTCCATCTCATGACCCTGGTAGAACTTCTGGTACAGACCGTGAATCTCGCCTACCTCCGCACACATGCCATGCAGGGCATGGCGGGAAGTTTCCTCATGGGTTAAATCTGGATTCATCGTCCGCTGTGCTAAAACCTGATACTCATTCAGTCGCATGTTCTTCCTCCACATATCGCCAATGCATCCCTGCTGCCCTGTGCCGCATTTTGCTGCACACATACTGTATACAGGACGGATGGATGTTGTACGCCTGAGCCGCTTCTTTGAGGCTGCTATACACCACGCCCGTTTCGATGCACTGCACCAATCGACGGATGCGTGCCATACGGGGTTTTCTCCCACGCGGATCAGGTTTCTTGTTTTTGTGTTGCTCCTGCAAGTCCCGCAGGATTGTTTCTCCGTCCAGTCCAGTCAATGCGGAAAAATAGTCCGATTCAAAGAATTTCTCCGCACTAACCCGAATTTGCGTACCGGGCTTAAAGTTCTTCACGTCCGCACCTGCCCTGCTTACAATCGCTTCTACAAGGGCAATGTAGCCTTCATCCGTGATGTTCTCCGCAGTCAATGGTTTCATCGGAGGGCCGCTTTCCTCACTGGCGAATTTCCTTTCCCTGTCCTTGTCCCGGCACTGCTTTGAGCAGAAAAGTTTGAGATTATCGCCGGGTTTGAAGTACATAAACTTCCCGCACCACGAGCATCTGCGTTTAATCATCTTTCATTCCTCATGCCCAGCTTCCCATTCACGGTACAGTTGCATGAACGTGTCAAGTTCAACCGTGACCAGTATTTCAGCATTGTTTTTCTTATGGAACACGGCGGGAAGGGCGTTGCCGCCCCCCGCTGCCGCGTCACGTTTGGCCTGTGCCATCCATTCATAGAGCTGCATTCGTTCCTGGTGTTTCGCCTCGCAATGGATGCCAGGAAGGCCGATCACGTCTGCCGCATCGCCGCTGTTTCCGCAATACTGCGCTGTCCTTCGCGCATCATAGCCGTATTCCCGGAAGCGGGAGGCAAGCTGACGTTCAAATCTTGCACCCTTCTGCTTGCTGTTCACAGCCATTTGAGATCACCACCTTTGGGGAATTTACTTTGAATCAGAACGGCAAATCCGGGGTTTCAACAGCCATCATCTGCGGGGCAGAATAGCCAGTGTCATACGCATCACCGCGCAGGGGCTTGTTCTCCGGGATGGTGAAGTCACCGCTGCGAACCTTGCCAGCAGACATGCAGCGCAGAGGACGCACATTCCAACCAGTCCTTCCTTCCCACTCCCATTCCTCATTGCGGTAGAGAATACCAACCACCTTGTTCACAAGAGTAGATTCGTCCCAATTCCACTTGTAGCCGGGATTGCTCTCCTCAAAGGAAGTCACCATGCCCTTGAAAATGCGCTTGGTCTTTTCGTCCTTGTCAGAGCCATCATCCTTCGGAAGCCAAATGCGGATAACGCCCTTCCACTTCTTGTTCGGATTCTGATTCTGCTGGAAATCACGGGCGTAGAAATCCTTGTGTTCGCCCTCTGCAATGTCAAACAAGATAGCAAGCTGATCGCCATAGTCGTTATGCTGAATGCCAACCTGCTTCACCTTACACACATACGCACCAACAGGCAGCTTGGCGCGGTCGGTCATCACCTGAACATTCTCCCAATTCTGAGGCTTACGAATCATAATTATTTTCCTCCTTAAAATTCTGCGAGTACCTTCAGCACTTCCGCAATGTCGTTATCAATATAGGTTTCCTCGAATGCTCCGAGAGGCGTTTTCGCGGTTGAGAAGTCGGCCTTCGTGCCGAAAACGTGCTTGCCGTCAATCACCTTGGCATGAAGCACAACCGGGAACTTGCTTTCAAGCGTGATCTTGTCCAGCTTCTTGCCGCTGGTCTTGATTCGCGTGAACATGTAGCCGTTATCGTCATGGTCGGTCTGCGTATGAGCCACAAAGATAACCGTCACGTCATCTCGCATGGTCAGCGCATAGTCGATGATGTCATACACCGCACAGGCCAGGTCAAGCCACTTGTCAAAGCCCTTTTCCTTGCTTCTCCGCATCTCGTCAGCAACCATCAAGCCGTTGAGGGTGTCCACAATGACGGTCTTGATGTGCTTGGTTTCAGGCTTCTTGTCAATGGATTTCAGCAGGGTCAGAACGCTGTGCTGGTCATCGGTCTTGTAGTAGTTCTTGTTTTCAGCGTTGTACTGATTCCTCCACCCCTTCCAGGACAAGCCTTTCTTGTCACAGTCGATGTAGAAGGTGGTTGCTGGGTTCAGATTCCGGCAGGAAGTCGTTTTACCCGCGCCGGATTCACCCATGATGCAGATGATGTTAGCCACTTATTCAAACCTCCAAATGTAGCCGCCAGCAGTAAACCGCAGTCCTCTGCAACAGGCGGAAATATTCTTGTAATGAGCGATCCCTGTTTCATGCGCTTCCCGTGCGCTATGCCAGTGTGTTTCTTCGCCCGTGTTAGGGTCAACCTGGATAACGCCCTTACAACACCGTTGTGTCTTGCCGTTGTAGGTGTTGTTATACTCTTGCGTACACCATTCCAGATTGGAAGCGTTGCAGTTTAGTTTGTTTTCGTCCTTGTGGTTCACGAAATTGTAACCGTTCGGGTTATCTACAAACGCCTCTGCAACAAGCCGATGTACATACATGGTTTTCTTGTGTTTCTCACCGCATAGCACAACCTGAAGATAACCGTTTTTCTTGTTGCGCACAGGTTTTCTTATCCGGCCTGACCGTTCGCTGAACACATCGCCCTCGTTGCTGATCTGGTAGAACTGTTCAAAGCCAGGAATGACTTTCCATTCAATCATTCGACTCCTCCTTTCCCTCAAACTTCAACGGGCATTTGAAGCCCACCGTATCCTTTGGTGCTGGGAGATATTCACCAGTCAGGCGGCAATATTCCCTGTCAGGCTTGTACTCCGTCCCCATCAGTTGACAGCGCATACAGCACACATCATCTTCGGGGAATCCGACCTCCACCGTTGCGAATGTGTAGTAGGAAACGCCCCTTGGGAAAGATTTCATGCCTGTTCCGCCTCCTGCTCCTCAGCGAACTTCGCCAGGTCTTCCTGGGCCATCAATTCACGCAGGACTTCCAGCGTTTCATCGTAAGTCAGGTCTGTATCTTTCATCGCAACAAGCTGCAAATGGTGGTAAATCTCGCTCTTCTTCATTTCTTCATTCCTCCGTTTACTTTAAGATTGCAACAATCTTCTTTGTTATGGTTCACACACTCACGCCAATAGTCGTAATGTTCTGACACATCCTCACAGACAGACACCTCATCAAATCCAGTAATCCGTGCCAGGGCTTCAATCTTCTTCTCCAACGGTAGATGGTCATATCCGGCGTGATGCACCGTCCATGATGAGTAATCCAGTGGAAGCCACTTCTTGATCCAGTGGTTCACCCGCAGGAACTCAACGATGATCTTGTTGCACCGGATACTGTTCAGCCTGTCAAAGTCCACGAACTGGGGAAGATATGGCGAAAGCCTGACAGCCACATCGAACCCTGCATCATACAGTTTCTCAATGGCCTTGATCCTGCGCTCTGTGCTGACAGCCTTCTCCACCGGAATCCATGTCACGCTGATCTGAATGTGAGCCAAATCCTTGCGCAGAATGTTCATGTATTCACAAATCAGGTCAGACTTGGTGACAATCAGATAGCCGATGTTGTACATGTTCAGCAGCCGAATGGTTTCCAGCGTCACCCCCATTTGTTCTTCGATGGGCTGAAAGCAGTCCGTCATGCCACCCAGCCGGACGATTGTCCCAGGCTCTAACTTGGCAATCCGCCGTTCGATCTTGTCAATGTCCGCCACAGACGGTTCTTTTGCATCCCACAAGCCTCTGAAACTCAGCAGCGACTTGGCGTAGCAGTAGGAGCAATCGTGTCCGCATCCACATCCATAACAATCTAAGCGCGTCCTGTACTTGCATTTATCCCCTTCATTTCCGCCAACAGTTTTGAAAAAACTCTTGTACTCTTTCATGCCCATTTCTCCCCTTCGTTTATTGGGGCGAGAAACGACCACTATCATTCCGGGATAGAGAGTTACGCCCGTTTGCGGCGATTATTAGCCTGTACCTTCCGGTCTACCCATCGACAATTTGAAGGTTCATAGTTCCCATCGTTGTCAATACGGTCAATCGTGCAATCGTTGCTTGGAATGTCATCACGGTATCCGTTCGCATACGCCCATTCAGCGAATGCTTCAAAGCTGTGCATCCATTCATCACAAACCTTGATTCCTCTGCCGCCGTAGTTCTCATAGCCTTTTTGCGAAGGAATAGTACATCTTGCCTTCATTGCTCGCCATGTTCTGTACAGCCTCGTTTCAGACAGACCGTGCGTAGTGTTGTTAATCACTCGCGCTTCATTCATGAAGCAACCGCAGGATTTCGTGTTGCCCCTTATCAAGTGAGACCCAATAACCGTTGTGGTATTGCCGCAATCACAGTGACAGAGCCACAATACGGAACGGCTTTTTGTCCGCCCGGCCTGTTCAATGACCGTCAATCTGCCAAACCGTTGCCCTGTCAGGTCTTTGAGTTGAAACAATTTCTCACCTTCTTTCATGGTCGACCCTACTTTCTTCTATTAAGTGGGGTCAGAGTGATTTACCGTCATTCCGGGTCAGGTCAACGCGCCACAATCAAGCAGGGCAGCGATGATGTGTTCAACAACAGGAACTCCGATAGAGTTGCCAGCCTGTTTGTAAAGTTGGGTGTTGCTGTTCACAGCTGCCGCCTTCTCATAATCCGCATCGTCAAAGCCCATCAGACGAAAGCATTCCTTCGGTGTCAGCTTGCGGATTCGTACATCTTGCATCGTTTCTCCCTCCACTATGATTTTTTCTTTTCCTGCCGAGGCACTTGTCAGCGTTGGTGCAATACCATCCGCGAAATAGCACCGTTCGGACTTCTCGTAAACGCCAGGCCTTTCTTCAAAGGTTATTATGGTTTCATCAAATTCTGTTGACGTTATCCCTAATTCAGTCTTTATGTTTTCCCACAGTTCAGCATCTGGAATTGCAAAATACGAATCCATCCTGAACCAATGCTCAACCATTGTGGTTGGCACTCCCAACACTTTCGCTAATGCCCTGATGCTCTTTCCGGAAATCCGCTTGTGGGTTCTCAACAATTCCTTCAGCCCTTCACAGTCAACTTCGTACTTTCTTACTCTTACAAGCTGCGGAATGTCAATTCTCTGTATCTCTGGCACTCGTTTTCAATCCCTTCCCGTTTGTATTGGGATCAAAAACGCCTATCATTCCGGTTAGGTTACTTATTAATGATTACTTTCGGTTCCAAGTTACCACCCCCGCAAGTATGCAATGACGGAGCAACATAATCTGCACTGTAAGCGCGTCTTGAAATATCGTGCATCTTACCAATGATTCCTCCATCAAGCATCGAATAGCATTCGTTCACTTTTGTTACTTTTTCATATTTCCCTTCAATGTAGTACCGTTCGTCCACCCGATCGTCCAGCATGTCCTTCAAGCGTAGCTCCAGCGGGAAACCCTTTGGGAAATTGAACGTTCCATTATCAACGTCCTTGCGGATGCTGACGATGAACACCCTCTCTCGGTTCTGAGGGATGCCGAAGTCTTTCAAATTCAGCACTTTCCAGTAGTTGTTGTAGCCAGCCGCTTCCAGCGAATCCAGTACAATCTTGAACTGTTCCGCAAACCGCTTGCCTGTGAGGTTCTTCACATTCTCGGCTATGGCAACACGGGGATGGGTTTCTACAATGATTCTCAGAGCTTCAAAGAACAGACCGCTTCTGGTTTGCTTGCCGTTTTCGTCAATCAAGCCCTTCTGTTTCCCGGCGATGCTGATGTCCTGGCACGGGAAACCGTATGTAACCAAATCAATGCCCTTAGGTAGCTTCGCTGCATCAACCTTCGTGATGTCACCCAGGTTCATGCTTTCATCAACACCGTGGATCGCCGCATAAGACCTGGACGCATACTTGTCAATTTCGCAATAACCTACAAGGTCATACGGAACACCAAGGTTGTCCAACGCCTTTTCAAACGCGCCAATGCCACTGAATAGGCTCAAATCTTTCATATCATCACTCCATCCAATCCTCAACCGGGTGCCTGTACAGCCTAATCATGCACTCCTCGCACATCGGGCCATCCCCAAGGTCAAAGGC